TTTGTCCTTAATTTTTTAATTTGGAAATAAGATTATTAATGAATCTTAATATGAATTTATTTTACGAATACCATATAGACATGGTATATTTGAGTCTGCTATAAATATATGTGGATATAATCAAAACGAAAAGAAATGCCCCTTCTTTACAGAAGAGGCACAGAGCTATAATACTGAGATTATAGCGGGGTACGAATTATTTAATTCCAGCGTAGTGTTGCCATCTACGAATCATAAATTCATTTACTTCTTGTTGTTCTTTTTTAGCACGTGATGCGTATATTTTATTTCTAGCGGCATCTCTTTCAGCAGGCATTTTTGAAGTATCATCTGCGGTTGATTGTAATTGAGCTAATTCATCATCACTTATATCTTGTGATTCATACATATCATCATCAGCTGCATGATTTTGTCCATCACCATAATGTTTTAAATCACCGATTGGATAACGTTCACCTGTTTCAGCATTATATTTATAAATTTTTCCTTCAAATTCACCACCCATTCCTATAAAATAACTTATATATTCATCAGTATCGCTAAAATAAACTGGGCGGTCATAATCATCTATATCATTACCTATTTTTAATTTATCACCAGATGCAGATTCAATAGCTGATCTTACAAAATCATATTCTTCAGCTAATTTTTTAGCTTTATCAGTAGCAATTGCATACATAGCAGTTTTAGGACCTTTAAAATCCTTTTTCATTGCCATTACAATATCTTCTTTCTTTTTCTTTTCAGCTGAAGTTAATGTTTTTTCGGCAACAAATTTAGCTACAGTTTCTTTAACGATTTGTTCTAAGTTCATTATATATTATCAAAATCACAGGTACAAAATCCTGTGCGGTTACAAATAATTTCAGTAATTAAGCTATCTATTTTAGAATAGTCTTTAGATGGTTTTGAATGTGAAATAGATTCATTTACTACTTCCATATACGCACCTGGTGTTGAAGGTGTAGAAACAAAATCCCAACACATTAATTCAAAATCGTCTTGTACTTCAATTGTTTCTCCAATTTGACGTACTGAACCCATTCCACGAGATGAGATACCAACTGTAATATTATTATTAAATAATTCTCTTAATATATTACCTGATGGAGTAGGTAAAATTTCTATTTTACCATACAAATCCTTACCTTGCCAACTTAAAGCAATAATATTATGTGATACGTTTTTTAAATTAATAACTGGTGAATCTGGGTGATCTAACTCGCCTAATGCACGACGTTCTTTAACTGGTCCTTGTAAGTATTTATCGGCCTCGCGTTTTAATACTTCATAAGGATAAACACGTCCGTTACCATTTTTAGTTTCAGCTTTTTGAATTAAACCTTCAACAAACATTTTACCGTTAGGATTCATCATCGACTCCTTTAATGATTGAGGAGTAGCGGTAAATAAAGCTGTTTCTATTAATAATTGCTTATCCATTAGACCTTTCATTTAACACCTGACCTACCAAAACAGCCATTTCATCTTCTGTTAATTTGTCAAATTTGACTTTTTTCATTCCATTAACAGTGTCAATAGTATTATTTTCTTTAGCTTCAATAGGTAAATCAGTACGTTTTTCACGTCCTGTTTTCATTGCTTCTTCATTATAACCAGCTAAATGTAATTGTGAATAGTAAGATACATTATCTTTTAAATTCTTCATTACAATTTTTTTAGCCTTATCTTCATTAGTACCTTTTTCAATTTCGTAACGCATTCCTAAATCATATTCTTGAGGATTACAATACTCATTAGGCATCCCATAATCCATAGGATTATCAGATTTAGCTTCAGATATAATACTTTTATTTTTTAATATTTTAACAGCGTCTTTAAAAGTAATTGTGTTAGAAATAAATTTAGGCAATGCCATTTTAACATTACGTAAAAACTGAGATTCACTTAATTTTCCTTCAGTTACTAATTTATATTGATCGAATATACTTTTCATTATTTTTTTAATGTTTTAATTTTCTTGTTTAATACGGCTAATCTTTCAGTCATAGCTTCTAACCCTTTAATCGAATTAGCTAATTGATTTTCAGTTTTTAAATTATTTTCCTCACGTAAACGTAAAGTATAATCAGCTAATTGATCTATTTCTTTTAAACGTTTGTTTATACCTCTGATTGCATTTGACATTTTGCGTTCAGGCGACATTTCGGAAATTGATTTTGAAAATGAACGATATGATACTTCATTTACCGCATCTTTACCAGTAATTTCTTGTTCATCTTTATAAGATGTTTTTTTAATATTGGCTTCTGTGGCTTCTTCCATTCCAAATTGAGTAAGTGCAGCAGGATTAATTTTTCCAAATGCATTTGGTGTTAAGATATATAAACGTTCGTTAACTAAATCGTTAATTAATGATTCATACTTAACAAAATCAAATGTTTTACCTGATTTTGGTTGTTTACCTACTAATTTAAAACCTAACTTTTCAGCGTATTTAGTTGCTTTATTTGGACCTTTACCTTTAGAAAAAGCAAATGGAGTTGAATAAGCTTCTCCGCCTGAAGTAGCATTCTCTTCATCTAAAATTTCAGCTATTGCTTGACGTATTAATTCACGTAATTTATCCATTATGATACTCTTAATTCGTGTAATAATTCGTAATAATTCATTAAATTTAATACATCATCATCAGATACATTTTCTGATTTTGGAATTATATTTAATATAGAATTAACTTCGTTTAATTTAATTTCAATTTTTTTATCTGTTACTTTTTTAGATAATACTTCTAATTCTAATTTAATATTCTGAATTTGATTATTGATATATTCTTTTAATGTTATTGTATTAGATACATTATTAATAAATTCTTTCAATAATGATTTTTGCTCAGGTAATAAGTTAGAGTATTTTGTGTTGAATTTCTCAACAATCATTTTATAAATTAAAATACGAGTACCTTTATCTTGTTTAGCATATTCCTCTAATACTTGATCTTTAACTGCGGTTTTATCTACTGCTTTTTTAGTTAAAAATTCAAGTAAAGTAACCTTATTATCAATAACAATTTTAGGATCAGTGAATTCTGATGAATTATGAGCTTCTAATAAATTGTAAATTGAAGCATTTACTTTATAATTTTGAATTTTTGCTTTAAAGAAATCTTCTAGATCATAATTATCTTTTATTTCTTTAATTAAATTATATTTTTCTTTTCTTAATGCTGTTTTGTTTAACTTTTCAGATAATCGTAAAACAGTTTCTACCAATGACTCAGCTTTTGGTTCTGATAATGAATTGATATTGATTAATGTTTGATATAATTTATGTTCTTTAGCTAACTCTGTTTTAGAAAAATATTTTTTAACTAATGTAGCTGCTTGAGGATCTTTATTAGATAAAATATCACTGGCAATTTGGCGTACCAAAAGTTCAAATAGAATGCCGGTGTTTTTATATTTAGAATTCTTTAATTTAGACATGTCTTAGTATTACTCTGTTATAAATATCGATTAGTTTATATATCCTTAATATTTGATTCATCTAATATTGAAGGCTCAGCTAAAGCATTTACCTTATCAAATTTAATTTCTTCTAACATTTTTTTATTTTTTAAGTACTCTGTTCTAGTACTTTCTAAAGTCCAAGTAGCTCCAGTACCTGCCGGTGCTCTCAATGGTTCTCTCATATCAGCCGCACCAATAGGATCTTTTCCTAATGCGTGATTTTGAGTTCCATAATCAGATGCTCTTTCTGTAGGGCGTCCAGCTTCACGTTCGTCATACCCAATAGGTACTTCGTCTCCAACTCCATAACGACCTTTACCATATAATGAAGCTAAATCATGTGGAGTACCAAATGATTTGCCTGATTCAACAGGATCGTTACCTTCGTTTTCAATTTGCGATGTTCTAAATGCACGTTTTTTATCTTCAAGGATTTGATTTCTATATTCTGTAAATTCTTCTTCAGAGAACTGGAATATGTTATGGTAAATCCAATCAGTAGGTAATAAACCTTTATCTAAAATTTGATTAGATAAATCTATTTTTTCCTTATATAATGCAATTTTTTCTTGTTCATATATAATTGAAGGAGTTGTTAGTGATAATTCAAAATTAGTTAATTCAGCATTATCAAATCCTTGAGTATATAAGTGAACTAAGGCAATTTTAGTTAATTCTGATACTACAATACGTTGGATACGTTCTACTGTACGAGCAAAACGAATATCTTCAGAAGCTAAAGTTGCTTTACCTGTTAGATCCTTTTCGTAACCCATGAAAGCTTTAGGTACACGTAAAGCAGCAAATAATTTATCACGTAGGTATGCTACGTCTTCGATTGCAGTGTATTCTAAACCTTTTAATGTATCAATTTTAGTTGTTGAATCATTACCTCTAAGCGGAATATAAAAATCTTCCGTTAGATTCATCATATTATACTTTAAATTGTAATCTCCTGTTTGTGGATCAACGTATGGAACTTTTTTAATACGTTGCTTCATTTTTTCCATGTATGGATCTACCTCTTGAGGAGCAATATTTCCTATGTTTGTATAGAAAATACGTTTTTCAGGCGCACGCATAATACGATGAATCAACATCGCATCTTCCATTAAATTTAATTGCTTGAATATTTTACGACCTGGTTCAAGATAAGAACGGCCATATGGTAAGTATGAAGGATCTGATAATAATCTAAAGTGAGCTATTTCATAATTTTCAAAATAATCATCACGATTTGTATTTGTAGCGTATCCGTATGCTTGATTTAAATTAATTTTAAAACGTACATACGATGGATTAGCAGGATTAGAACCTTCTTCACGTTGCACATCATACACTGAGAATGGCATTACATTATAAACACCAAACTTTTCAGCAATATCTAAATGTAAATAAAAATCCCCATATTTACACATTGTTCTAATCCATGACCAAAGATTAAATTCAACATTTAATACTTCATAAAATAAATTATAAAGTACACGTTGCAATTTAGCATTTGAGGATTTAATATGTAATACTTCTCCTTGTTCGTTTTTTAAAGTAGCTTCATCAGCTATAATATCTAAAGCAGATGCTACAATAGCATCAGTATCCATTGCCTCATAATCAGTATAAAGTGAAGTACGAAGAGTTTGATAATTCATTAATGGAGTATATGCTAATCTTGAATTACCAGCATGTATTCTATTAAATCTATCAATAAGGGAATTAGTTTGAATATTACCGTATGTTTGTAAACGGTCAACATCAATCGTGCGTAACTGATTTCCTCCAACATTTCTGATGATTACATCAGTAGAGAATAATCTTCTTAGTCGTCCGAATAGACTAGTATCTATTGCCATATTATTTTATGTTACTCAATATGTATTATATGTTATAAATATTAAATGTAATAAGGAACATTAAAGTAGCCAATTTAGGTCGTGAGCATTTCCAAATCCATCTTTCATTTCCCAAGGATTTTGTCCTATGTAATTTGAATTTGCAGCACTTGTAGATGATATAGATAACGAGTTTAATGCAGCTTTAGTTAAATCTAAACCATTTTGATGGTAAACTAATGCTGTATCTCTAATATATAATCCAAAAGATAATGCTAATGTTAAGTCATCATTATAACCATTTTGGGCTTGAGCTTTACCATTTTCCCAAATAAATGTTCTTAATTCTTCAAGTAAACGTTTAGATTGAACTACAAACTGCATATCACGCAATGTAGATTCAAGTTTAGATATAAATAAAGGTCTAGTACGAGTTGAGTTTGTAATACCCGGAACGGTTTGGTCATTTTCTATTCTAGAAATAAAATTATCTATAGACATATCAGTTCCTTTAGGTGAATAATACAAATTAGGATATCCACTTTCAGTTATAGAATTTATAACATCCCAACCAATATTTGCGTTTTCTACTACTAATAGCGCGTTATTATATTCAGTAGCGGCTGTAATTAATGTACGAGCAAATTCTCGAGTACCAATTTTGGATTTAAATTCAGCTACTTGTCTAAATTCTTTAGTTGCTATAACATGAAATGTTGAATAGTCACTTCCATCTCCACGAGCAACGTCAGCAGATACAATATAAGTTTCTGTTGGGTTAGCATATTCCCAAATCCAATAATCACCACCCATACCACGTCTTTCAACTGGGTCTATTATATAAGTTTTTTCATAAAATTCTAATATATCATTTGTAATAACATTATTACCAGAAGCTAAAAAGTCACACTCATATTCTTGAGCGATTTCTTTAGGTCCCATATTTTGTTTTTCACGTTCAAACCAGATATCATCACGTTCAGGATGTACATCCCAAGGTAATTTAATTGGAACAAAGTCATTTTCTGAATTTAAAGCTGATGCCCAAGTTTTATGAAACCAGTTACCTACACCATTTGGTGAAGATAAAGCAATACATCCACCACCTGTTGAAATTGTAGGTTTTATACTCGTATAAATTCTATCAATACCTTCAATAAAAGCAGCTTCATCTATTAATAGTAATGATACTGCATATGATCGACCAGCATCTGAAGCAGCTGATGATGCTACAATTTGGGAACCATTAGCTAATTTTAATGATAATTTATTATTTGAATCCGGTTTTTCTTTACCCCTAAGCCAAGAAGGTAATTGTTGGTACATAAATTGTACTTTATCTACCATGTTTACGGCTGTAGTTTGTTTAGTAGCAATACATAATACTGTTTTATCTTTATGAAACAACATAGTCCATAATGAAAAACCAGCAGCTAAAGTTGAAATACCTAATTGACGAGATTTATTAATAATTGAATAATCATGTTTTAACCACAATTTCAATACTTTTTCTTGGAATGGATATAAATTAAAATTTACTCGACCTCTTGTAGGGTGTTGAACCATACAATATTTTTTCATAAAATGAATTGGGTCTTGTAAACATTTAATATATTCTTGACGAATTATATCTTTTATATTTTGTTCGCTCATTTAGTCCAGTTTTCTAATGCTTGTATATATCCATCACCCATATGGTCCTTAATAGTTTTACCTGAAAATAATGATCTTA